CGAATGGTTGACTCATACGAGTCATACCAATCTCATCAACTAATTTTTCCAGAAAACGATAATGTAATTCCAAATCATCTGCCGCACCAACACGGCAGTTGTACATATCAAGTAAATAAGAGTATCCAAATGGTTTTTTCATGTTAAGTCCACCAATTCGCATTTATCACCAGAGCAAGCAAACGATTGCGTACCCACGGTCTTGTCTTCCTTCTCGTAATTCTTCAGTTGTGACCAATCAATATCCTTTGGCATTGATTCCATTGCTTTTTCGTATTCTTCTTTGGTGCAATCCTGATAAGGTGCTTGTCTATAAGAGTGATCTGAATGTGGTAGGAATGAAATACCACTGATTTCGTCAAAGTGCTTGTAAACCCATGCACCGACTTCCATCCATTCATGCTCACGAACAGTGATCGTAATAGATGGTTTATGTTCACACCAATGGCGTTGATATGTCAACCACAATTCAAGATGTTCAATTGCTGTCATATCATTTCTTGTAACTGAACCTTCTGCCTTCATTGGGAATGAAAATACCATTGTATGATCTGGTTTCATTACACATGGTTCAGCAGGGAAACCCATATCAATCATCATCTGACATAATGGATCTTTACGGTCAGCACGAACAGTACGAATGTAATATTCATTGTGTCGAGCATGAATACCAGAAGCAGTATCAGTCAATTGTGAGACTGTGCCTGATGGTTTGACGCAAGTAATTGCAGCAGCAGGGTTGATTCCAATCTTTGCTGCCCATTCTTGATTAGTATTAATTGCTTCTTGTTTTAGTTCATGTAATAAAGCACCAAGAATTTCGAGATTATCAGAACGCATATTTGCGTTATCTAGAATTCCAGTAAGGGATACTCCAAGTAATGATTCTTCTGAACAATTCTTTTTCCATTCAGAAGAAAGATATGGAAAATGAGTAAGGGATGCTTGCCATGTTCCTAGAATAGAAGCAAGACGAACCTTACGTGCTAATGTTTCATGTGTATCTTCTGGACGAACTATAACCTCAGTAAGATTACAGAATTGTCTATCACGAAGAATAATCTCAGAGCATGGATTTGTACCAAACTCATAAGAAGCATCTCGTCTTTCTCCAAGTTTAGATACTGTCTTGCGACAAGCATCTCGGTTGAAAAGACCACGCTCACCACTCTTGGACTTATAAAGTGCAACCCATTCATCCATGAACACTCCTATTTCTGGTTTCTCTTTGTACGCAACGGAGTTGTTTGCGAGTGCTCTTTGTGGATTCTCATTCCACCATGCTCCAGATTTGGCATCGCGCATCCGTTCATCTGTGAGATTCGATAGGCTGATAAGAGCAGATCTACGGACTCCTCCGACCACAACAATTTCTGCAATTTTACATACGATGTCATGGCATTCGATTGATGTGAGTTTTCTACCCGCTGCTCTCTTAAAAGTATCAACGGTGAATTTGAAAAGATCTTCAAGAGGTCTTGGTCCTGATGCTCTCCCTCCAAATGTTTTAAGTCGTGCGCCAGCAGGACGAACCTTTGATACATCCCACTTCGGAATCTGACCTCCAATGAGTAAGGATACAAGTTCTTTATATGCTTTAGACCAACCAGCCTTACTATCTTCCACAATGATTGTGGTATCACTAGGACTAAAATGTTCAGCAATCGTAGGAAGTTTCTCAACATATTGTCTCTCCACAGAGAATCCTACACCAGTTCCACACATTAGAATGTATAAGATTTCGTCAAATGCTCGTACACGATTTACCGCAACATACGAGCAGTTATATCCTGCTGTGTTATCTCGTCGTAATGCTTCTCCTGCGGTCATGAGTGCTCGCATAGAAGGCATAATTTCTAAATTGATAACTGCACTTTCTAGTTCTGATCGAAGTTCTGGAGGAACGATATAATTGTTATGCTCTTTAAGATGACCTTCGAAAAAATCGAAATATCTCTTAACAGTCTCGTCCCAAGTTTCTCGCCTTTTCTCCTTTTCGATCCAGCGAGCGTATCTACTGATAAAAATAAAATGTTGATATGACGTAGGTAATTCTTTCATTCTTACTCCTTATTGAAAGCGCAATCTTATGTATTCGTTGTCAGAACAATCCAGGATTCAGGAAACAATGGTTCAATGATCTCACCAATTGCTTTTGCAAATTCTCTGACTTCCCATTGTGCATGTGGATCAATTCTTTGCTTATAAACACGTGCATATGCTGGAAGAGATCCTGTCCACCACCATTCAGTGTAAACACCCTGTGGCAAAACAAATCGTGCTTGCTCTGGTGCTACTCCTGCCTCTAGTAAATTATTATATGCTTCAATCGCTGCTTCAGAAGAATCACGATACATCTTATCAATTGTTAATTTAACTTTTGGATCTTCAATAAAATCTTCTGATCCTTGTTTTGCTCCATTTGTTGGTTTACTCCGAAAAAATGGATAATAAAGATCTGGTTCATATGAAACATATCTACGAGAAATTTCGTTCTCTGTAAAACCAACTTTGTGTTTAAAAAGTTGTGTACGAATTGAAATTGGTGCTTTAATTCTTAAAGTAATAGATGTATGTGCAAATGGAGTCCAGTGATTATGGTCTGCCAAATACTTTATAAGTTTAGAATCCTTTGCAGAAAGTGTATGTCCAATATCCCATTCACTTTCCTTATTAAAAGAAACTCTTGCTGCATTAACTACAGTCAAATCATTGCCCATATGATCAACATATTCGACAAAACCAGCATCAAGAACATTAACTCGTTTCACCATTCACCATCTCCTTATACATTTCACTACTCTCACCAAAATACTTTATCAAAAGTTTAAGAACTTTTTCTGTAAACATTTGATCATCTTTGATATATTTACAAATATTTACAAAGTTCTTCCAATCATCCATATCAAAACTATCGTAATCAAGTTCATTTGCATGACGCTTGAAATTATCAAGATAATTTTTCATCCCAAGAATATCATCACTTGTGGTCTTCTTCTTTTTCATCCATGATTCCTTTGCATTTTCAATGTCGCCAACCTTAGCAACAAATTTATCAAATGAAAATGTCTTATTATCAAGAATAGTAATCAGTTCACTGAGAAACTTCTTATTATCATCATGCCAGTAATCAAACTTCATACCCTGAACATCTGTATATGTCTTTGCGTAATCTACTGCACGAAAAAATAAATCAGAATTATGTTCACGCACATATTCACTAAACTTCATATGAAACTCAGCAACTGCGTTGAGGAGTAGATAATCTTCCTTTGAAATCTTCATTAGCATTTTCTCCATGAATTAAAATTTAATAGAGCGGAAGCACCACGGAATGTGTGCTGGTCTATTATATCCACAACATTTACCCCACGCAAGACCATATCATTTATATCTTTTTCTTTGATGTAAGATGGAAAAATGCAAACTTTTTCATTTTTCAGGATAAGTTCTGACATAATATCTACGATCTGTTTATTTCTTGGTTCGTTATCAAGAATAAAAACAAGATCTTGGTTTGGAAACTTTTCCCTAATTTCTAGGAAATTTCCTGAACCCAAGCAAGCAATTCCGTTGGGAATGAACAGACTGTCGATTGGACCCTCTACAACCAAAATACGCTTGCTCTTGTCGATTCGATCTTTTCCATAAATTAATTTTATGTTTTCTGTTTTCTTTAAAGTGATATATTTTGGTTTAACATTTGCAAGAGATCTACCCTGAACTCCTATGCATTGGTTATGTTCATCTAATATTGGAATGATTATTCTAGAATCATCCATTAATTGATAATCTGGATTAAATTCGTTAGCAAATTTAGAAAATGATTCTACATAACCTATTTTTGAATTTAGGTGTGGAATTTTTCTATTCTCTACAAATTTTCTTGCCTCGTGATTTATTGGCAAATCTTTGATCAAAATATATTCAGGAATAGATGATTGTATTGTAATTGTTGGAACTGTAAATTCTAGTTCTCGTCGTGTGTCATCTTTAAATTTTTCAAGACAATATTGTTGAAATAAACTTGGAGAAACTATTTCAAGAAATTTATAAACATTAAATGAAATACCACAATTATGACATTTAAAAAAGAAAGAATCATCTGATGAGAAAAAATATCCTCTTGCTTTTGTTTTACTTGTGGTCGAGTCTCCACATATTGGACATCTACAATTCGCCAATGTAGTTTTCTTCCACTTAAATTTCTCAAGTGAACTTGAAACTAAATTGATATATTTCTTATCAAGATAAAGTGACATTAAAACTTCCAATCATCCATTTTAGTTTTCTTTTGTTGTGGAGCAGTTGGAATAACTGCATTAGTTTGTGATTGAATATCTGTAAGTTTCATTTTTGCACGATTGATACTCAATAAAAATTTGCGATTAACCGCAGTATCATTATAGCGATTCTTTAGTTGCTTTACCATAATTTGATTTTGTTCTGCAAGTTCTTCAGTAGAAATCAAAGCAAACATAAAATCAGCAGTCGCGGGAAGACCAAAGGATTCAGATGTATCTTCAAGACCAACATCTGAATTCGAATAACCAGAACGAGTGGTTTGGGTTGCACTAAACAACGGAACACCATATTCTACTGCAAGACCACGAAGTTCTTCTGCAATAGATTTAATATAAGTGTATGAATTGATATTGTTGCCGTTCTTCAAACGAGCAGAAGCACAAATGTTTAGATAATCAATAAAGATTACATCAGGTTTAAATTTACGTTTCAACCATAACTCATCAAGCAAAAATCTAAAATGATTTACATTTGCAGTTGCTGTTGGATATTCTTTAATAATTAATTTACCAGTAACACCTGAAGAAAGATTCTCCATGCGTTTTTCGTAAACTGTCTTTGGAAGTTCTTTCAAATTATCCAAGGTGATATCAAGAAGATTTGCGTCAATTCTTTCTGCAATTCTTTCTTCTGCCATCTCGCAAGTAATATAAAGAACATTTGCATTCTGTTTCAAGCAGTTTGCTGCATGGTGACATAGGAATAAAGACTTACCAACACCAGTTCCCGCCATCACAATATTCAAAGTCTTTGACGGAGTTCCACCATTTGTAATTTGATTAAAGAAGTCAAGATCAAATGGAACTTTCTTCTCAATTGTGTGGTAGAAATCATATCGTTTTTCATAGTCTTCGATATAGTCGTGACCAATGTGAACATCAAATGAAACTGCTAACGCTTTTGATAAAATATCAGGAATAGAACCTTGTGCTTGTTGAGACTTTCCATCAATAATTTGAATGGATTCCATGATTGCATTGTATACTGCTTTTTCTTTGCAAAAGTTTTCTGTTTCATTGAACAACCATTCAATGTCACACGATTCTTGATTGTGTGATATTTCCTCAACGATTTGTGAGACACGTTTCAGTTCCTCTTGAGTAATTGATTTGTTTTTATCAAGAATAATATACAATGCTTCCTTTGTCGGAAGATTATTATACTTCTGTATAAATTCATGAGTTGTCTCAAACACAAATCGTATAGCACGATCATGAAAATACTCCCTCTTGAGGAAGGGAGTAACTTTTCGTGAATATGTTTCGTTTCTTAGAAGATTGTGCAGTATAAGTTTTTCGATATCAGTCATTCTTCATCCTCAGTTTTGGTTTCTGCACCATAACTGAACTCATTATACACTGCCTTATTAATCTGGTCAAGAATGTCTTGTGTAAAATATTTTTCTGGATTATCGTAAATAGTTTTTTCAAATACTTTTGATCCATCAGGAAGTTCAATTCTTGTAGAATTCTTTTTAAAGATTCCAGCATTAACTGCTATGTCTACAAGACCATAATAAGGATCAAGTCCACTTTCATAGTTTAGACGTACATCAATTTGTTTGTTTTCTTTAGTAAATCTTCCCTTATAAAGTTTACAATGAATAATATTACCAATAACTTCACCATCAGAATTTTTATCTTTCTTCTTTGACAGATAAACAATTGTTGATGCTGCATACTTAAGTCCAGTGCCACCACCCATTTCAGACATTGGAACATATGCTCCAACAACTGAATAAGTATGATTTGTCATAATCATAGGAATTTTAGCAATACCAAGTTTAACTGTTAGAACACGGAATGTCGATTTGATAATCTGAGCACGTGTCATATCTCGCGTTTCTTTACCTTCGGCAGTATCATTCATTTCTTTTGAAGTTGATAACATACCAAGAGAATCAAGAACAATCATTGTTGGTTTCTGCTCTTCCTTCGCAAGAGCAAGATACTTATCAACAATTGTGATTGCTTGATGACGAAATTCTTCAATCGTAGATACTGGAAAAACTGCTACTCGTTTAGAGTCAATTCCTCTATTCTTAAACATTTCAGAAGTTACTGCTTGTTCAGAATCAAAGTAAAGAACAACTGCTTCTGGATTGTCATTTAAAAATTTAGAAACTATTCCAAGAGTGAAATATGTTTTTCCGGTTGAAGATTCTCCAGCAAGAGCAAGAATCTTATTGTTTGGAAGACCTCCGTAAATATCAGCAGATAGAAGACCATTAAAAAGATAACAACCAGTATCTACAAATCCACCAACATCTGATCCATCTAATCCTTCTGATACAAGAGAAGCATATTTATTGCCTGAAGATTTCACCATTGATGCTAAAAAGTCATTCATAATATTCCTTTACCCAAATAGGGTTTCTAGTGTATTTCGTTTCTCAACTGACCATCCTATCGTATCTAGGATTGTAGTCAATGGATCAATAAAAGATTTTTGAAATTGTGTTTTATAATCAATAAATTGTTCCAACCCAAATTCCTTTGGAAGAATATTTGGAAATGCGATTACTTGCATTTCCCCCCGAATATCCAAAAAAGGATTTGGTTTTTTAAGATGCAGATATTTAATTTTATCTGCATCAATAATCTTTTTATATTTCTTAGTTAATTTATACTTCTCAAGATAATGATTATAAATCAAAGAACCTTTAACATGCATAGGTGTTGATTTTTTATAAATTTGAGTTTTATCAGCATATTCTTCAATTCCATTTACAGAACGTGGAAAAGCAATTTCTTCTGGAGTTAGGTTGTAAAATTCTTGTTTACATTTTTCAACAAAATCAATCATTTCTTGTTCAGTACCATTCATAGTAATATGAATGGCACTTTTAAGATGTTTACGTACAAATTCAGGAGTTGAACTACGAGTAGTTTCAATACCCATAATTTTTAGTTTAGATTCAGTATACCTAACTCCTTCTGAATCCCATACATTTAGCATGTATCGTTTCTTTGCAGTCCAAATACCTTTATTTGCAATAACTTCTCTTTCCATATACATTTTATTTGCATATGCATTCATTATATTTGATAATTGTTTAAACTTTTTATCAATAAAAGGAATTATGATATCTTTAGAAGTATTATCCAATGCATCAATAATTTTTGTAGTATCTGGATTCTGATTATTATAGATTTTATCAACTAAAGTTTCTAGACGAAGATATATGGAGTCTGTATCTGATGCAATAACATAATCATAATCTGTTGTTCCAATAATCTTATTCAGATATTTGTTAATTTCCTGACCAATCCATTGAATGGATAATTGACCTGACAAAGTAATTGCTTCTGCAAGTTCAGTAGAATAATATCGAAAATATTCATTTCCGATTGCACCATAAGCAGAATTCAACTGGATCTTTCGAACCAGTTGAAAGTTATGATATTTTGAAATATCATTTTCTGTCTGCTGTTTAAGTGCTAGAAGTTGTTCATTAGATAAAGATTTCACATTCATATAAATTATGAACCCTCATTCACTTCAGATTCTGCAATACTAACGTTAAACGCTGCTGATGAGATACTTATTCCACCATCAGTTTTATTTTGGACAGAAAGAATATCATAACCTATAGTAACAGTACTAATTGCTCCAAATTTTAGTGTATCACCATCTGAAAAAGTTTCACTCAAAGTATATAATCCAGCACCATCTCCAGATTTAGTTGGTCTAATATTTGTAGAAATTGTATCTATTAAAATATCATTTTTATAAACTTTCAATGAACTTGTTGCTCCATAAACAGCATTTCCTGCACCTGTGGTGTTTTCAAATGATAATCTAATTTCAATTGGAGCATTTATTCCTGAAATTATTTGATTTGTATTGAATACTTCAACACCATAATTCAAACCAGTTATAGTTCCCCATGTTCTCTGAGTTGCAGTATAGTCTGGAACAAATGTTATTGGTCTATTCATTCTACCTCCACCACTTGCATCTGAACTAAAACTTGCAGAAGAAATCATAAGATTTATTTGTTGCTCTGTTACCATAACACCAGTATTAATATCTTCCCAAAGATTTCTTTGGTTTCTTTTAAAGATTCTACCGTCCATTAGTTGGATTACGCTACCAGTTGGTCGAAAGTTATTGTACATTTGATTTCCTTTTGCCATTTTCCGTCAAGGATTATACCATGTTCTGTCATGTCGTCTTCTGTAAACTTTGAAACAGAATAACATTGACTCAATTTCATTTTCTGTCTAACACTATTTAGGTGATCACATTCATCTACTGCATTCGTTTTCTTTTTAAAAACAAGAATACCCTTGCGGGGTTCTCCCGAAGGGTCTTTGATATTATCCATGACAAAAAGTTTTGTTTCAGTTATAATTCCATACATCAGCGTTTATCTTTCATTTCACTAAGAATTTTAAGAATCTTCTCAAGCATGTCTACTATGTACCAAATACTACAAAAAACATAGAACATGAAAAAGATAAGAAACCATTCCATGAAGTCGCTCATCCGATCTTCACCCATCCCTTCTCTCTGACAAGGTAATTGAACAATTCTCTTCCCGTAGGCGATCAATCGCTTCGATGTTCAACTGCTCCTGTCCCCTTAGGAATTCATCAAACTCCTTTACCGATGGTGGGAACTCTGACCACTTTCTTTCATCATTGAAATAATTCCAACCACGGGAGATGGCATAGTCACCCGCTAGGAATCCTGTCAGGTGGTGAAAGCCACAGACTTCCCATCTCGCCTCGTCGCGCTCACGGGTCAGTTCCTCGCACTTTGCTACGAGCGATTCAATATGGTCGATGAGTTCTTGCTTTGTGGGTTTCTTACTCATATTCATTTCCCTCGTAAATGAGATTCACATCAACGATGTGTCGCCTATAGTAATCATTCTCTCCCATCACGGGTTCGCCTTTCCAATCTTCTGCGACCATTGCAATCCCGTATTCCTTAAAGGTGATGTATTCAATGACGGTTTCGTAGTCAGGTGCGTATTTTACTCGACCCAACCAATCATATCCTACTGGAACATGTCTTTCAACTCGTCTTTGGTGTCTATGACTCCATTGCCGTGCCACCGTCTTTGGAGTGTAGCGAACGATCTTCGGATAAGTCATCATCGTATCATTCGGAGTGGAATAATACAGGTCAGACATCGGTTCCAAAGGTTCCATGACAAGCATCTCGCGCTTCTGCGGATCATACGGTTCTCGCTTGCCATTCCAAGGACCGCCGTGGTAGACCACCATGTGTGGTTCTTCGGAAGAGTTCTTGTTGAGAATATCATTGATGACTTTATCATCTTTGTATGTGACGCTATAGATGCTCACCCTTACTCCTTGAAACAGTCCCATCCGCGTTGCTCGGCATCAAGCATTGCCTCGCCAATAGTTCCACCATCAGAACCACACGCCTCCCGTCTTGCCTCGTCGCGCTCTCTGCGTAGGGCATTAAAAGCACCTGTGAGTGTGCTGTTGATATTTTCCTTCGCCTCGACTTGGTGTTTGATTGCGTCGATTCGTTCTTGGAGTTCACGGCACTTCTGCACCAGTAGATTGTTTTCATACCGTGCATTGTTCAGTTCTTCTGAAATACGTCGAGCAATGTACACCATGTCGGCAAAATCATCGCCGTAATTGGGATACTCATCAGTTCCCTTTACACGCTTGTCTTCCTCCGCAAGTTCATCTTCGTGGAACTTGATGGTCTTCTCCATGTCTTGCAGAGACATGATGTGATCGGAGGAGTCGCTTGTGAGATTTTTGAAGTAGTCCAATGCTTCCTTGCCATCTATGTTTTCAGAATCGCTCATTTGTATTTCTCACTTTGGTGTTTCTTACCCTTACCTCTCCAAGTATCTGTCAGAGCATGACAGTTTGGACAAAGCAATTGTAAATTGTCATATTCATTATTTGTTCTGTTACCGTCTTTATGGTGAACCTCCAAAGGAATAGGAGATTCGCGCCATTCTACCAATCCGCACAATTCACATCTATGAGATCTTTCAGTGATTAGATGTTTTTTTGAACTTTTGTAGGAGTTATATTGTGACCAATCTTTTAATTGTTGACCTTTATTCCACGCTTTACCCGTCCAATGGGAAGTATCTATCTGATAGAGTTGTAGATACTTTTTAGTTGTATGATACGATCCTCCAGCACTGCTTTTAAATCCCAACTTTTTAATCATACAAGCAATACTTTTACAATCATTTGCCAATTCTTGTAATTTTTCTTTCCCTAGTTCTTTCATCCTATTGTAATTTTTCATTAGCAGACGCTCCTATACTATGTATAATTTGTCTGCTTTTGAATAGCACGGGTGGGATTCGAACCCACACTGGAGCCATTTTAAGTGGCTTGTCTCCTGCCGTTGGACTACCGCGCCAATAACTACCCCGCCTAGATTTGAACTAGGAAAAAAAGCTCCAAAGGCTTCCGTGATACCGTTTCACCACGGGGTATTAAAACACATTACTTGCAAGTGCGTACATTGCGATACCACTTGCTGTTCCTACATTCAGACTCCTGACAGTTCCATATTGCTTAATATACAATCTGTGATCACAGATGTCAAGGATTTCTGTTGGAAGACCGACTTGTTCTTGACCAAATGCTAGAACATAATGTGTATTTGTATTCCATACAAACTCATCAATTGCCGAAGAACCTGGTAGATTATCTATACCAATGATGGATACATTTCCATAGGAACCTCGTAGAATTTTGATTTGGTCCTCAAGATCAGAAAATGTTCTGGTATGTACAAAGTTTGTATAATGATGTGTACCGACAGTGCCGCGACGATCATATTGTTTAGATCCATAAAGAATTACTTGTTTAGCAAGGAACGCATTCGAGTTACGAATGACTGTAGCAATATTGAAGTCGTTATAAAGATTGCTGCACAGAACGGTAAAATTATTCCGTTTGTTTTCAAGGTCAGCAATGATCGCTTCGTGCTTCCAGTAGTGGTAGTGGTCGATGATGTTCCTCGTTTCCATGCCTTTATTATATCACGTTCAAGTGTCATTGCAACCCTCTTGTCTTAAGTTCTTTATTAATATCTTCAAGATCCTTTTTCGCAGCGATCATTTTCTTTTTGAACATTTTACGTTCTTCGTACATTGTTTCCATGAGTTCAGGAAGAAACCCACGAATATCTTTTCGATAAGTTGTTCCGTTTGCAGCAACTGATAAATCTTTACTCTTAAATTTTTCAATTAATTTAGTAGCATTTTCACTATTCTTTAGAATAGCATCTGCTGAAATTACACCACGAACTCCGTCTTCAGTAATTGTTTCTGGTGAAATATTATACTGCATGATAAGGTGCGGATATAGAGAGTTGAGATCGTAACTTACAACCCAATTATGCATTCCAACTATTGGTTCTTTTACATATGCACCAGCATACTGCTCATCTTTTCTTGTCTTCTTTTTTGGGGGAATAACAATTCCTCTTTCTGACAAGTAATTATAGATGATCACGTCCCATGTACGTACTTGTGAAAATACATCTTGGTAGTTCACTCCTGCCGAATATGCAAGAGCAACTACAAGTTCAATTAATTTTAGTTTTTCCTCAAGTTTCTGAATAAGTTCAACGTCACGAATATTATACTGAATAAATTTTTGAAAATCTTTCTTATAGAATTCTGTGATACTTTCGAACTCATCGTATGACAGTTTTCTTTCTCCTAACTCGACATACGCAATATGATCTAGACGATACGACTCTTGCTTAACGTAAGTAAAAGTTGTATAGATTTCATAGTAATCTAGAATAGAAATACCAACAATATCATAACAGAGTTCATCAATATTGTTTCTACGAGTTACAAACTTTTCTTTCAAGATGCCCCAAGGCGAAAGATTCTTTGAATATTTCTTTCCAAGAATTTTATTTGTTCGCTTGATCAGATAAGGAAAGTCGAAGAATTTGATATTCCATCCTGATACGATGTCTGGATAATTATCAGAAAAATAGTCAATAAATTTCTTTAGCAATTCTTCTTCATCATCGAACTCAAATACTTTTCGCGCATCAGAAGCAGTAAATGTTCCAAGACAAAATGTTGCCTTACCAGTCTTAGTAGATTCTAAAGAGATTGCAATCACTTGCTCTTCAGGATCTTGTATTGATGGAAATCCCTTTTCAGAAGAAGTTTCAATATCAATATACATGATATCAAGATCTGAAAAATTATAATCAACACTTGTTCCATATCGTTTATTGATATACTGATATTCAGATGCAATATCACCATGAATATGGAAATCTGGAATTTCCTTATACTTCGTAATAAATTCTTTATATGAACTATAAGAATCAAATGTCATTTCTGTGAGATATTCACCAGAAATTGATTTGTAATTTGTTTTACTTCGTGATGGTAGAAAAACACTCGGGGTGAATTTTTCCCGAATGTAATCTTTTTTACCGTTGATGTTTTCTACTACAAGAATTTGATCAAAGTTGTAGTAAATATTTGTATAATATTTCATTTTTGAAGTTCTACAATACTGTATTCTTTTTCACTCTTTTCAGTCATATATGCATATAATAAGATAGAATAATTAATTACATCTACTATTGTGTCTTGAAGTTTTTCATCTTGAACTTTAAATTCACCAGAATCTGTGAACGATGAAAGACGACTCATCTTATCTAACATTCTAACTAGCATTGCTTTTTCAGTGGTTGTAATTCCCATTGCTTCAGTTCTTGTAAAGTTTGCAAAAGGTTCATTGCCTCTACTTCCTGCATAGTCA